AATGGTGTTTCTGTAAACGACTGTATGGGCGTGGCTATTGAGAAATACGTCTCAATCCACAAGATTGTAGAGGGAATCGAAAAAGGCATTTACCGCAAGGTAAACATCACGCCCACCTACGAAGACACTGACTTAGAGGCAACCCAAGAGGTAAGCCAGTACCAAGACGAGAAGGTACTGTTGTTGACATACTACGGGTTAGTACCCCGTGAGTATTTGAACAACATGAAGGAAAACAAAGACATTGTTGAGTTGTTTCCTGAGAATTCAGCGGCAGAAGATTATTCGGACATGGTTGAAGCCATTGTCGTAATTGCCAACGATGGTATGTTGTTGAAGGCTGAAGAAAACCCTTACATGATGAAAGACAGACCTGTGTTGTCCTACCAAGACGATACAGTTCCAAACCGCTTGTTGGGGCGAGGTACAGTGGAAAAGGCCTTCAATATGCAGAAAGCTATTGATGCTCAGACTCGTGCTCACTTGGATTCACTTGCCTTGACCACTGCCCCTATGGTTGCGATGGATGCAACTAGACTTCCAAGAGGTATGAAGTTTGAGGTTAAGGCTGGTAAAGCCATTCTTACCAATGGCAACCCAAGTGAGATTATTTATCCATTCAAGTTTGGTCAGAGTGACCCCAATAACCTAGCAACTGCCAAAGAGTTTGAGCGTATGCTGTTGCAAGCAACGGGTACGCTGGACTCTAACGGCATGGTTTCACAGGCAAGCCGTGATGGTGGCGGTATGTCTATGGCTGTTGCCTCAATTATCAAGAAGTACAAGCGCACTTTGGTGAATTTCCAAGAAGATTTCTTGATTCCGTTCATCCAGAAGGCGGCTTTTAGGTATATGCAGTTTGACCCCGAGCGTTATCCTTCTGTGGACATGAATTTTGTGCCTACAGCTACTTTGGGCATCATTGCTAGGGAATACGAACAACAACAATTTATTGGTTTGTTGCAGACTTTGGGTGCTGATACCCCTGTTTTGCCTATTTTGCTTAAAGGCATCATAGGAAACAGCAGCTTGTCCAACAGAATGGAGTTAATTGCCAAGCTAGATGAGATGATGCAGCCCAATCCTGAACAACAGCAGATGCAACAGATGCAACAACAGTTGGCGATGCAAGCGGCACAGGCTCAGATTGCTGTTAGTACTACTCAGGCAGAGCAAAATCGTGCTGAAGCTACTAAATTGTCTGTTGAGGCGCAGTTAATGCCGCAAGAAGTACAAGCAAAGATGAGTGCAAGCCTGACTAAGAATCTTCCAAACCAAGACGATCTGGCTTCTAAGGAATTTGACAAGAGAGTCAAGATTGCTGAGTTGATGCTGAAGGAAGCAGACATTAAGAACAAGTCAAAGATTGTTGAATTGCAGATGGCAGACAAGCAAAATAAGGTTTCTGGTATGGAATCAGACTTTCTTGAACAGTTGTCTCGTCAACTAAATGCTGGACAAACAGGGATTCAATAATGGATGTCGAAAGCCTAGCCAAAGAGTTAATTCTTAAGAACATGACTCCTGAACAGCAGATGGCTGTTTTGGATTCTGTTCGTCAGTCTGTTATTCAAGCCAAAGAAGTGCAAAAGAAGAAGATTGGCGAGAATGTTGACTTAGTTGTCCAAGCACTAAAGAAAATTGAGTCTGACATTACCACCCGATTTGAGTCAGTTGGTAACTCTATTGAGAAACGAGTCTTGTCTATTAAAGACGGGCGAGATGGCTCTAATGGTAAGGATGGGCGAGATGGTAAAGACGGAAAAAATGGCAGGGATGGAGCAAAAGGCGAGAAGGGTGAAAGTGGTCAAGATGGGATTGATGGCGTGGATGGTAATGATGGTGTGTCTGTCACCAATGCTCATATTGATTTTGATGGTTCACTTGTTATTACTTTGTCTAATGGCAGGGAAATAAATGTTGGCGAGGTTGTATCTGCTGATGTTGCTGAAAAGATCAAAGTTATTAGCACCATGTCTACCAATGCGGCTATTGCTGTAAAGGAAGAAGGGACTACGCTTACCAGTGGTGTTAAAAGTTTAAATTTTGTTGGTACAGGTATTACGGCAACTACATCAGGGGATGATGTAACAGTTACTGTTGCAAGCGGTTCTGGCACAGTCACAAGTGTGGCGGCTACGGCTGGTACAGGTATCAGCGTTAGTGGTAGCCCAATTACAACCTCTGGCACTTTGACTATTACCAATACTGCACCAGATCAAACAGTAGTATTGACTGCTGGAACAGGAATAAATACAAGCGGAACTTATCCAAACTTTACTGTTACCAATTCTGCGCCAGATCAGACAGTTGCCTTGACTCAAGGTGGTACAACAACAATCACTGGTACTTACCCTAACTTCACCATTTCCTCTGCTGACCAGTTTCAAGGAACAGTTACTTCTGTTACTGGCACTTCTCCAGTTGCATCTAGTGGTGGTTCTACTCCTGCAATTTCGTTGGCTAGTGGTTACGGCGATACGTTAAACCCGTATGCTTCCAAGACCGCAAACTTTGTTTTAGCCGCACCTGATGGGTCTGCTGGCGCACCAACATTCAGGGCAGTTGTTGCCAATGACATTCCTACACTGAATCAAAGTACAACAGGTTCTGCCGCAACGCTGACAACACCAAGAGCCATCTATGGAAATAACTTTGATGGGTCTGCCGCATTAACTCAAGTAATTGCGTCTACCTATGGCGGTACTGGTAATGGGTTTACTAAATTTACTGGTGCAACAACAGCAGAAAAGACTTACACATTACCTGATGCAAGTTCAACTATTGTTGTTCAAGGCGGTGCGTTAGGAACTCCATCAAGCGGAACTTTGACTAATTGCACATTCCCTACACTGAATCAAAATACTACTGGTACTGCAAGTAATGTTACTGGTACTGTTGCTGTTGCCAATGGCGGCACTGGTCAAACAAGCTATACCAACGGACAACTTCTGATTGGCAATACAACTGGCAACACACTTACAAAAGCAACACTAAGTGCTGGTACAGGAATATCTATTACAAATAGTACTGGTTCAATTTCAATAGCCTCAACTGCTACAGGAACAGTTACATCTGTTAGTGGTACAGGAACTGCAAGCGGTTTAACTTTAAGCGGAACTGTAACAACATCAGGCAATTTGACTTTAAGTGGAACAGCTACTGTTGCTTCTCTTACTACGGCTTCAGGTTCAGCACCATCGTATTCTGCTAGAGCGTGGGTAAACTTTAATGGCACAGGTACTGTTGCTATTCGTGGTAGTGGCAATGTGACCAGTATTACTGATAATGGTACTGCTGACTACACTGTTAACTTTACGACTGCTATGAGTGACACTAATTACTCTGTTGCAGGTAATTGTATGGCTAACGTTGCCCCGGGAAATAATGCTCGCATGATGGTGCTTTACCCAAACACAACATATTCAAACACTTTTGCAGTAGGTAGCGTAAGAATTCTAGCCCAAGATTATGCTGGTGGAGTAGGCGCTGATGCCTTAGCAATGACTGTAAATATTTTTAGATAAGGACAAACATGAACTCAAGAATCATTTACCCAAACAATGATGGTGGTGTGGCTGTCATTGTTCCCGCACCAGAGTGCGGTCTAACCATTGAAGAAATTGCCGCCAAAGATGTTCCTGAAGGCAAGCCATTCAAGATCGTTGATGTTGCTGACATACCTACAGACCGCACATTCCGCAACGCATGGGAGTACACAGCATGATTACCATTAACATCACCAAAGCAAAGAACATAGCCCACGATGCTAGACGCACAGCACGATCTGCTGAGTTTGCACCTCTTGACATCAAGGCAACTATTCCTTCTGAGGCAACAGCGGCAGAAGCGGCAAGGCAAGCTGTGCGTGATAAATATGCAACCATGCAGACTGCCATTGATGCGGCTTCCACAGTTGATCAGATCAAGGCGGCTATGCCATGACCCCAGAACTACAAAAGTATTACGAAGAACGATTCTCCATGATGGGAACGGAGGGTTGGAAGGATTTGTGCATGGATATTGACATTATGATAGAGTCACTCAATAATCTAAGCGTTATTCCTGATGAAAAGACCTTGCAATTCAAAAAAGGTGAACTTTCTATTTTGTCTTGGCTGAAAACCTTGAAAGAGGTCAGTGAACGAGCGTATGAGGAATTGAATGAAAAGAATGTTTGATTTTGCCTGTACAAACGGGCATAAAACTGAAAGACTTGTTGATTATGAGACAACAAGTTTTAGATGTGAGTGCGGAGAAACAGCCAATCGCACTTTATCTGCTCCAAACTTCAAGTTAGAAGGGTGGTCTGGTTCT